ACATAGATACAGATATCATAGAGAGGGCTATATAAGCCCTTTCCTTGTATATAAGAGTACCGGCCTCTGGAGTGCATCTGGATATCAAGGTGATGGCAAGGTGACATAAAACTGCCAGTATATTTCACTAGACGGTTTGCTCGACGGTAATCTAGCTCAGACCTAGTTGCATATTTCTGCTAAAATTTTTGATTATAGTAATATATATTTATATATGTAGAAGAAAAGGTACTACGTTCTTCAATAATTAATAATTAATTTTTTCTTTATAACCTCGTTCAACCCTACCAATCTCCTGTTGTAGAGCTAATAAATCCTGTTTGGTCTTATCAGACATCTTATCTGTCCGGCTATCGATATACTTTTGAAGCCTATCTAGTTCATTACTTAGATTCTTCTCAATATCACTTCCGTAATCATATAAGGACTTCTCCTTTCTCTCGGCATCCTCTCTAATATTCTCCAGCTCACGGTAGATAGAGTGATGTATAGTATCTAGATTTCTCTCTAGACTAGTTAGATCTCTTTTTAGAGTTCTAAAGCTCAATAAATTCACAGACGTACCCACGATCATCAATAAGACGATAACCGCACATACACCTAAAATAAATGATGTAATTTCCATAGTTTTTCTTTTTTTTATTTCAAAGAACGTATAGTACCAATTCTCTACCTGTTTAAGATATGAACTTTTTTGGTAAGAATCAAGAAACCCGGGGAAATTTTTCGGAAAAAATTTTTGCTATAGTAAACCTTATATAGAGATATATTTATATATGTAAAGTAAGGTATATTTATAAACATGAAGCCATTAGATCCTTCCTTCTTCGATATGTTCGATTACTCGGACGAAAAAGACCTCGAGAGGGCCGGGGCTATTGAAGCTTTGTCCGATTTCTTAGAGCATCCTTATATTATTTTCGGTTCAGTTATACGAGGTGTAGAGAATTACTATATCGTAAGAGAGATGTTTAGTAGAAAATATAAGGAGCAATTTGTATCAATTGAGGAGAGCTTGCAGAAGAAGTACTTTGATAGATTGTATACTATGCTAGAAAGATTTGATGAAAGCAATTCTAATCATATCTTAGAAGCTTTGAGATTTGAGAGACATGAGAGCGGTTGGGCATTATTAGAGTTAAGACAATATTTTGAAGCTATAGAGGATTACGAGAAGTGTATTAAAGTACAATCAGTATTAACTACACTTTTATTACACGAAGAGTTGCCTATATGAAATAGAGTTCTTATATTTAAGTATAATAAAAAAATAAAACGGTTATGATTTCAAATGTGATTACTTACTTGATCATCGGAGTGCTTTTTAACTTCGTATTCGACAAGCTTGTAGACTTTAATGAAAGTGAAGAATACCGCTTTACTATTAAAGAGCGTATTATTATGACTCTTATCTGGCCGGTAGGTGTAGGTATGTTTGCTATTCATTTCTTTAAGCAGTTCTTTTCTAATAAGTAAGTTATGCGTCGAGATCGAATTACATTAGAAGAGGCTTTAAAGTTAGAATCTGAGTCTCTTTTGACTATATACTACCCCAGTACGTCCCTTACCGATCTACCCAGTATACCCTATATTGAGAAGTATACTCAAAACTTCATTGATGCTACAGGTAAATATCGTAAAGTAGAAATCGGTAAACTACTCTCATACATTGATCCCGAATACCAGATTGAGGTTGAAGTCCTCAATGACCCTACTAATGGATTTTACGAATGGTCTTACCTCTACGGTAAGTCACGACGTATTCAAGAGATTCACGACCAAGCTCTAGATAAAGGACAGTACGTCTACGTACTTATTAACCCGGCTTATGATTTTGTTAAGATCGGTAAGGCGGTTAATCCTCAATCACGCGTTAGACAGATCAACGGGGCCGGTACCGTGTCCGAATGGAAGCTCTATTGGGCTATGCCGGTTACGGATGATTACCGCGTTGAATACTTAGTACATCAACACTTTGCCGATAAGCGTTTAGGTTCCGATCAAGGATCGGATCGTGAGTTCTTTCAAGTTACGAAAGAGGAAGCTATCGAGGCGATTATGTTTATCGCCGAAGACTATGATAACGGAGAACCTACGTTCTACTAGAATTTGCGTGGCAACTTTTCGCGCGGCGCGGCGCATGTGGTAAAATTTTTTTATAAAGCAGTTGGTTCCTGTTTGTTTAGTTCGTATATTACCAATGAAGGAGGGAGAAAAAAAGGAGAGAAAAAATAAAATTAAATATATTATATAGTATATATTAAATAATAATATTATATATTATATATAAAGAATAATAATTAGTACAAGTTATGAGAAACAAAAATCTATTTCAAGAAAAAATTACCCGATTAGAGTCTATGTTAAATACTATCGGACGATCGGTGTCCCTAAATGACCACGACCAAGCTTACCAACATATCGAAAAAGCTAAAGACGTTCTTTCGGATATGCAAGCTATGGTTAACCGTGAAGAAGAATCTTACAACTAATATATGTTACAAGCAGAACAGATCCTCGAAAATTTCGACTTGCATCAACAAATTATCAAGTCCGAACTTGGTAACCGTGCCGATCAAGTACTTTCTATGCTTGAATCACTCGGAGAAAACTATGTCATGTCTCCTGCTAGCGGTAAATCATGGTACCATAATGCATTTCCCGGTGGATATGTAGACCATGTTAACCGAGTAGTAGAGTGTGCTATTAAAACTATGAGATTCTGGGAGTCAATGGGGGCTACTATTGATTTTACCCGTGAAGAACTTGTTTTTGCTGCTCTTTTCCATGATTTGGGTAAGATTGGTGACGGAGAAGGTGTTGGCTACTTAGAGCAAATGGATAATTGGCGTCGAGATAAAATGAATGAGATGTACGTCCCTAATCCCGACCTTGATTTCATGCTTATCCCCGACCGGTCACTGTTTATCCTTCAGAAATTCGGAATTTCCATGAGTCAGAGAGAGTTTTTAGGTATCAGACTACATGATGGAGTGTTTGATGATGCAAATAAAGCTTACTTCTTTAGCTATAACCCAGATTCCCGGATGAAAACTAACATCGTCAACATATTACACTCAGCCGACTTCATGGCATCCAAGATAGAGTACGATATTTGGAAACGTAACGGTGGATCTACTAAAGTAAACACACAGAAAACTAAATCTTCAACAGGCCAGTCGGTAAAATCTTCGGAAGGTCTATCAAACTTTGTTAAAAATCTATAAAAATGTTGGTTACCTGCATAATTTTAGCTATATTGATAATTATCTTTGGGTTCTTTACTTGGAACTTATTACGAAAAGTAGAGAAGCTAGAAGATATTGGTGAATATCAACAAAACTACATCGATAATCTCTCCACTATTATAGGGGAATCTTCAAAAAGGTTACGTGAAATTGATGAAAAAGGAACCTTCCAGTCAGACGACGAAGTTGGATTCTTCTTTAACAATATTAAAGAGATTCAGAGAGTGCTTGACGAGTTTAACATAAACTAAACTATGGGCAGAAAAAAAAGTAAAGCAAATTACTTTACACAGGATACAGAAGATGCAATAGTAGCGTATAATAATTCAACTGATTCAGACTTTAGAAATAAAATCTTCACAGATAGAATCTATTTCCCCTTTTATAAGCTTGTTGAGAACATAATTCATACCTTTAAATTTTATTACACAGACGTTGACGATCTCGAAGATTTAAAACTTGAGGTCGTTTCCCTGTTAGTAGAAGAGAAAATACATATGTTTGACCCCACCCGAGGAGCAAAAGCATATTCCTACTTTGGGACTATTGTAAAAAGGCACTTAATTAATTACAATAATAAGAACTACAAGCGCTTAAAACAGTTAACAGGTGTTGAAGTGTACGAAGGATCTTACGACCTAGATACACCAGAGGTTCGCCCTTATGCAATTAGCCTTAAAGAGGTATTTAATCTATATATTGAACGTACTTACGAAAAATTAGACACTCTTTTCCCTAAAGAAGCAGATCGTCAAATTGCTGACGCCGTACTAACTTTATTTGAAAAGCGATATGATCTGGAAATCTTTAAGAAGAAAGCTCTCTACATCTACATACGTGAGATGACTGGAACAGAAACTCCGTACCTCACTAAGGTAATTAATATACTGAAAGAAGAATTCTACCTGCTATACAACGATTTATACGAAAAAGGTTTTATTGACCTAAAAAAATACTGATTCTATTTATAAAAGAAAAGGTATGGGTCTAGATAAAAAACTATTTCAAGATAAGACCTTCTCCGATGTACTAGAAGAGATCTACAGTAATTCTAAAAAGAAAGAAAGGCAGATCAATGCTCTAATCGGAGAACTAAAACCCCTTATGGAAAATATTGGGGATGCTACTCTCATTGTTCCTATGATCGCTAACTACCTTGAAATTGGTGTTAAGAACGATAAACACCTAATTGACATGTTAGCTGTTGTACAACGTATGGAGAATGCATCTAAGAGCGGTGACGCTGCCGGATTTGAATTAGGAGCTGAAGAGCTTGCTCAAATCCTAGAACAGATGGACGACGCTATTGAAGAACCTAACAAAGGGAAGTAATGCGCTTATTTGATCTTACTAAGACTGCAAACAGTCCTATAAATGAAGTTCGTAAAATATCTTATGGTAAGGTCGTAAGCGTAAACTATAATATCGAAACTCCTGATGATATTGGATCGATAGAGTATCAATTCTTAACTGATATAGAAGGGATTGTAAGAGGACAAGCCTTTCCTCTTTTCCCATTCTTAAAACAACCTCCGCTAATAGACGAAACAGTAGTACTTCTATCAGCACCTTCCGAGGTAACTACAGAAGAAAATCACTACGTTAAGACTTACTATATTACATCCGTTAACATGTGGAACCATCCACACCACGGAGCTATCACAGAAACTAAGCAAGCTGTCACCCTTGGTGCAGATTTTCCGGAAGTAGCAGACGTTAACCCTATGTTACCTTTTGAAGGAGATACTATACTGGAGGGAAGACTAGGACAGAGCATTAGATTCTCTCAGACAGTACCAGAAAAAACTCCATGGACTGGGAGCGCAGCAGGCACACCTATTATTGCAATTACAAACGGACAAGTTAATGTAGGGAACGGATTTGAATTTGTAACAGAGGATATTAATACAGATTTTGCATCTATATACCTAACTTCAAACCAACAGCTACCACTCACTCAACCTTATTTAAAGGCAAAGTCTTTTGACACAGCCCCTACCTCTACATCAACATATACAGGTAACCAGGTCTTAATTAGTAGCGGAAGGGTGTATTTAAATGCAAGTACAGAGAGAGTTTTAATTAATGGAGTACAAGGAGTAGGATTAGCAGGGCAGACTCTTAACCTAGATGCAACAAAAAGCATTACCGTAGATGCACCAGAAATATACCTCCTTGCAAATGCTAAAGACCAATCCCAGCACGCAGTACTAGGAGACTCTCTAGTAAATGAAATTGACAATCTGTATAGCGATTTACAGAACGTATTAAGTGAATTAGGAGTACTAGCAAGCGCAATCAACTACTTACCGATGGTAGAAGCAGCAAGTACAGCTTTAGCTAATCTAGAAGGACGTCAAAAGAAGTTGCGCAACAAACTACTAAGTAAAAGAATATACCTAAGTAAATAATGCCTAACTTCTTTCAATCTATAGCTAGTGTAGAACCCTGTGACGGTAGAGACCTGTTACAGAAACTCACCTACCTGGTAGTTTCAGAAGTAGCTAAGAAGAAAGCAGAGATGTGTACAAACCTAGAAGAGTCTTTTGCAGACTTTGGGTTAGAAAACTTCTCTCCATGTCAGCTACTAAACCGGACTACTCTTGATATGCTGCTAGAAGGTAACACAGACGGTGCTATAAACTACATACTATCAACTCGAAAACTACCCCCACATTCTTTTAAGGTACTCAAATCAGGTTATAACTCTCTAGAAGATAAAGAGAAAGAGGAAGTAGAGAAGTATCTAAGAACTCTTGGAACAAACTACGTTAGGGGGCAGATTGAACCTTTCATACAGGAAAAGATTGCTGAAATTATAAAATGTCCTGATGAAGTGGTAATTAATAAGCTTAAAACTAAACTTGAAAACACAGTTAGAACTGTAAACAACCTCACCGATAAGGTAAACCGACTAGACCGTTATACTGCACCAACCTCGGCAGTTGTAAATGTACTCAACCAAGCATTCAAAGCTGCAGACACAACTATACTCGCATTAGACGTAACACTCCCAGCAGTTGCCGCTACTCCAACTGGAGCATCCGGTATTATCGCTAGAGTTATAGGTAAAGTAGAACGGTTTATAGATAACAATAAAGACGGTGTACAGAAACTAGACGATAACCTATGTAATGCTGCTAAGGCAATCCGATTTGCAAAAACACAGTTACTTATTATACAGACGTTACTCCAGGTATTAGACGTACTTCTTAGAGCATGCCTAATCAAAAAAGGTCAAGACCCACAGGCGTTAACCACCTTTACACCGATTGCATTCGAGCGCTCTAGACAGTCTATCGAGTACAGAGGTTATACTCTAGAAATTCGAACAGATAACAATGATAGCGGAATAGCACCACGACGCTTTGCTGTAGCTCTAGACCCGGCAGGGGTAGTTGTATTACAAGGCGTATCGTCTTTTAGTTCTAATACCGAAATACTTTTAGAAGAACTTAAGTTTAGAATTGACAACCAATTAGGTTAAATCTATTTATTATTATGAAAGCTAGTGAATTTAAAAAATTAATTAAGGAAGCGGTTAAAGAAGCCATCAGGGAGGAGCTAACAGAAGTTACTGCACCTTCCCCTGCTCCGCTTCAAGAGCGAGCACAACCAGTAGTATACCAACCTACAGGTAATCCTGTGACCGATGCTTTAAACGAAACCAGATCTAATATGGCTACAGAAGAGTATAGAAACGTCGGCGGCGGTACACTACGAGCATCTTTAGCACAAAATTTTGATAGAAGTATGTTTATGCCAAAAGGCAACTACTCTCCGTCTTCAACAGATCCTCAAGCTGTAGCTCAATCTATTGCCGCTGCACCAAAAACAGGACTAGACTTAACACAGCTAGGGTTCGTGAGTAAAGCTGCCGCCATTGTTGACGGCGCTAAGCAGAAAGATAAGCAAAGGTTTGGAGGATAATGGCATATAAAGTTCAAAGGATTAACCCATTAGATCTACAGCCAAGAAAGGCCGTGGGAGTAGCTTTACCGTTATCCGGTAGAGCTGTCTTTAATTCTACGTACACTACTAAAGATGCTACTAAGGCAAACTTAATTAACTTTTTTCTCACTGGAAAGAATGAACGTATATTAAATGTAGATTTTGGAGCAGGACTTAGAAATTTTCTTTTTGAGAACCTAACCCAAGACACAGTAGACTCTACCAGAGAACTTATAAACCAGTCCTTAGAACTATACTTCCCACAAGTAGTAGTAAACAACCTTGAACTAAAAGCATACCCAGATCAGAATCTAGTGACATTTGCACTGAAGTATTCTGTAAAGGAAACTAATATTACAGATGAAATCGTAATTAACTTTGAGCAATAATGGCACAAGAGAGAGACATAAAATACGTTGATAGAACCTTCAGTGACTTCCGTCAGCAGCTAATAGACTATACAAAGAACTACTTCCCGGATACCTATAACGACTTCTCTCCAACATCACCAGGTATGATGTTTATGGAGATGGCTGCATATGTAGGGGACGTCCTTTCTTTCTACCAGGATATCCAACTACAGGAGACATTCTTACAGTATGCCCAAGAACCGGGCAACCTTTACAACATGGCTTACATGATGGGGTACCGTCCTAGGATCACAAGCCCCTCCACAGTTGATTTAGATGTATATCAGAGAGTACCCGCTACCTCTGTTGCTGGTCAAAATGTACCTAACTATGATTACGCTCTAGTACTAAGTGAAAATATTGAATTACAATCTACTACTGGAACCCCGGTAAAATTTCTAACACAGAATAAAGTTAATTTTGCTTACTCTAGTTCTTACGATCCTACAACAGTATCAGTATACGCTACAGCAGGCGGCACAGTCACTGAATTCTTACTCACTAAGAAGGTAAAAGCAATCTCTGCTGAAGTAAAAACCACTACTGTTGAGGTTGCTTCCTTAGAACGCTTTAAAACTATTACATTATCTGAAGATAACATTATAGGAGTAGTGAGTATCTCCGACGGTACTAATACCTGGTACGAAGTACCCTATCTAGCCCAGGATACGATCTTCACAGAAGTTGCTAATACAGGCGCAGATAAATCAACATCTCCATATGTAATGCAACTACAGAAGGTACCTTACAGGTACGTAACTAGGTTTACATCCGGAGGCGCTCTACAGATACAATTCGGTGCCGGTACATCAGGTACAGATGATTCTGTTATAACTCCAAACCCAACTAACGTGGGATTGGGTGATATTACCACCGGTGTCTCTGCTATCGATAAAGCATACGATCCTTCAAACTTTATGTTTACAGGAGCTTACGGCCATGCCCCACTGGGTACGTTAACGATTCAATACCTAATAGGAGGAGGAGTGGAAGCAAACACCCCGGCAGATACTATCACTACAATTCTAAATAACCAAAGTCCGGCCTATTACGGCGTTGGAGCATCAGGAAACACCTACTTAAACTCCCTAGCATTCAATAACCCAGAACCGGCTACAGGAGGTAAAGATGGAGATACTATTGAAGAGTTAAGGCAGAATTCAACAAAAGCTTTTAATGAGCAACTAAGAACAGTAACAAAAGAAGACTATACCGTAAGAGCTCTTTCACTACCTTCTAAGTTTGGAACAGTAGCCAAAGTCTTTGTTACCCAAGATCAAATATCCTCTACCCAATCTACTACCGATGCAATTATAGACAGTAATCCTTTGGCTTTATCAATGTACGTATTAGCGTATAATGGACAGAAGCAACTTACTGTAGCAGGAACTACTCTAAAACAGAACCTTAAGACATACCTTAACCAGTATAGATTAGTAACAGACGCAGTTAATATTAAAGATGCTTTTATTGTCAATATCGGTATTAAATACGAAATAGTTATTCGACCTTCTGCATCTGCCCGTGAGGTGCTACTAGGATGTACAGAAGCACTTAAAGACTACTTTGCAGTTGATAAGTGGAGTATTAATCAACCTATTAACATCTCTAAATTATATACCGTACTGGATAAAGTAAAAGGAGTACAGACTGTTCAAAAGATTGAAATCGACAATAAGACAGGTGGAGATTACTCTCAGTATGCGTACGATATTAAAGGAGCGACCAAAGGTAACATCCTTTATCCTTCTTATGATCCATGTATTTTTGAAGTTAAGTACCCGAACATTGATATTGAAGGTCGCATAACTACATTATAAAATATTTATTAAGAAACCATGGCTGTTTACAAAATATTTCCTGAAAAGACTGCTACACTCTATTCCGAGTTCGCAAATATGAACACCGGTAGGGATGAGATCTTAGAACTTGCATCCTACTACAAGGGTACAAATTCCTATGTAAACAGAACTCTCATTCAATTTAACTCTACGGAATTAGCCGAAGTACTTGAAACACACGTACTAGCTTCCACAGGAGACGCAACAGCATTTAGCGCATCACTTAAGTTATTTTTAGCTAGCGCTAACGAACTTCCAATCGGATATACATTAGAAGCTCTACCGGTATACACCGGCGCTTACGGTACATGGGTTGCAGGTAACGGTAAATATGGAGACCTCCCACGTAACAGTAGTGGAGTTACCTGGGACAGCATAGAGGGCACAGGATCAGACAACTGGGGCACTATCTCTAACGTAACTTCATCCTACGACCTAGTAGAAGGCGGCGGATCCTGGTACACAGCGCTACCTAGCTACAACATTACAGCAACTCAGTCACACGCTGTAAACTCAACTCATGACGTTAATATAGACGTTACCGGTGGAACAAAAGCACACTACAACGGAGCAATTAACAACGCTGGATTTTTATTAAAACTAACAGGTAGTCTAGAGTTTCAAACAACTCGCCAGCTATACCTAAGATACTACTCCGCTAATTCCCATACCATCTACCCTCCGTGCTTAGAAGTAAAATGGGATGACTTTGCAACTGCATCTGGACTAAACGAAATTACAGATACAAACGCAGTCATTAAGATAAAAAACAACAGAGGAGAGTATACAGACGAAGGTAAGCAGAGATTTGAACTACACGTAAGAGCTAAGAACCCCGTTAGAACCTTCTCAACTTCTTCTAATTACCTCCAAAATTATTTCCTACCTCTTACTTCATACTGGGGACTTCGAGATGAAAACACAGAGGAAATGGTAATTGACTTCGATACAACCTATACAAAATTAAGTCGAGCAAGTACCGGTAACTACTTTGATGTGTATATGGGAGGTTTAGAACCTGAACGCTATTACAGAATACTAATCAAAACAACAATATCTGGTACTACTTCTATCATAGATGAAGACCTAGTTTTTAAAGTTGTAAGAAATGGCTGAGAAAATCACATTAAATAAGACATACCTCAACAACAAGAACTTTAAAGATACTGTAGATACCTCTTTTAAGTTTTTTGCAGAACCGGTACCCGTCATCGACCCAGACACCATTGAAGAGCTTTTCAGACTATACAATAAACTCTTCTACCAGATACCGGTAAACGGACCAAACTCCCACCAGTATATTGTAACAAAAAGCTCAGAACTATATACTGCACCGCAGGTTAGTGAAGAGATACAGCCACTCCTAGACGAAGTAGCAGATTTAAGAGCAAGACTTTTGCAAGCAAACGAACAGATTCTTCAACTATCACAGCAGGTAAATAATGGCTGATATTAAATACAATCTAACTCCTACTGCACCAACTGGGTACAGAGACTTCACCCCTCAAGATATTAACTTGAGCACAGAAGTACTACTGCCTGCAGAGTTTAACAGGTCACAGCATATAATTCAACTACACATCTACAATCCAACAGGAGAAAGATTGTTCTCTGTAGCAGATTACCGGAACGCAAAAGAGCTATCAGATTCTGCAAGCGCAGGAAAGACAGGCACAGATGCACTCTATATAGACCCTATTGAAGATAGTAAGGCTTATGGCTTTACTACTGGCAATGTAAATCTAAACTACCTTTTCTTAAAACCTCTACTACCAGTTGGACTAGCTATAAAAGAACTTTCTTCTGATCGTACTGAATTAAAAGTAACCCCTACAGGAACTGTAGATAACCTGCAACAGGTTGTGCAGGATCTTAAAACTAGGTTTACCTCTGATGTGTACTTTGATGAGCTTAGGCTAGACTTTGGAAACAACGTACAGCTGATCGGTATTAATATAGATCAAGATAATACAGGTAATATACTCATAAAGCTTTATGAACCGCTTCCAAGTACTATTCAACTCAAAACTGTATTTCGCCTACTAGAAGAAGTCGCCAACCCGGTAGCGTATTACGTAACAGCCACCGTTACTCCGACCGTACCTACCGCTAACTTTTTAAAAGGACCTAACTTTAACATTGAAGTAGACGGATCCCCTTCTATCTCTACAGAGTACCTCGACTACAATGAACTATACAGTTACCCGGTAACAAGTTCTTATCATCAAGCTCTCACGCTACTTTCAGGCAGCGATGTACGTATAAATGTTGATTATACAGACTATACAAATTTTGTACATTTCTCTTCTGCTTACGAGCGCCTGGTTAATTTTAAGTATAAGCTAGATCTTGTAACCAACTACGAAGATCAGAAAGCTGCTACAGGAAGCCTTTCAAACACCCAGACTGCTGTAACTCAATCTAACTTAAAATACGATAACCTTATTACAGGTATTATTTCTAAGTTCGATGGCTATGAGAAATACCTATACTTTGAAAGTAGTAGTAAATCTTGGCCTAAATCTAGCTCAACTCGCCCGTACTTAAATCTACCTAGCACTGACGCTGCCGCTACAGCATGGTTTGTAGCTCAAGCAGAATCAGCATCTCTATATGATGAGTTGAATGAAAGCAGGTTAGTAAGTTCTATCCCTGAGTTTATTAGACAGGATAGCGAAAATGCACCGTACAGCCTATTCCTAGATATGATAGGTCAGCATTTTGATAACCTATGGATTTATGCTAAAGGAGTAACAGATAAGTACGATGCAGATAACCGACTAGACTACGGAGTTTCTAGAGACTTTATAGAAGCTACTCTAAAATCTTTCGGAGTAAAACTGTACAGCTCTAACTTCTCTACCGGTAATTTAGCTTCAATGCTGATTGGAGAATGGTACGATAGCGGTTCAGAGTACATAAGTACTTTTGTTACTGCTTCAAACGAACCTACACCAGACAGCAACATACTACACGAAACCTATAAAAGACTTTACCATAACCTGCCCTACCTCTTAAAAACAAAAGGTACTGAGAGAGGATTAAGAGCACTTATAAACAGCTTCGGTATTCCAAGTGGCTCATTAGAAGTTAAAGCGTACGGAGGTGTAGAAAGACCAGGAGTTACTCCGTACTTTGCTTCAGGACTACCAGAAGGAGATAAGCTTAGGCTTAGTAATACAGGCAGCATAGTACCTGGAGAAACTCTTTCTCAATACGTTTCTATTCAAAAAGACGACAATAAGTTTACACAAGACTTACACACAGTTGAAGTAGGTTTTTCCCCAAGCTATAATGTTGATAACTTTATAAGCGGAGGCATCACAGGAAGTTTTAACATAGACCAGTATATAGGAGATCCTCGTTACCTATACTCTAAAAACTACAGTAACGATACTAACGGCAACTTATACAAAGTAGCAGAGACACTTCTATCGGGGTCAAATTCCTACGACGTATTTGACTTTATTAGGTTAATTAAATTCTTCGACAACCAGTTGTTTAAAATGGTAGGAGACTTTCTACCAGCTAGAGACGTTGTTACTTCCGGAGTTATTATAAAACCACACGTACTAAATCGCAGTAAAATACAATCTGCACAGACAAGCTACACTCGTCCAGAATATACTGCTTCTATTGATACGTTATTCGTAACAGGATCAGATGGCGGTGTGATAAATGAATACTCTACCGCACATACTGCTAGCATACAGACGTTAGTTGGTGAACTTACACAAATCAGAAACACGGAAGTTGAAAAGATAAACGGGGAACTCGGAGGAAGTACTCTAGATCTATACAGTGGAAGCTTAAACGAAGCTAATGTATTTAAGCAGTTTAATGCTCAAGAGATCACCTACGACTATATAGAGTACTTAGAAGGCGATTCTCCTACTGTAACAGAAGATGATTTCTTAACACAGCTTCCAGTATCAATCGGTAAGATGTATACCTTTCGTGCTTATCAACCTAAAGGAGGGTACCATTACCTGAAATATATTTTATTTAGAAATGTAAGTGCCAACGGAGTTAATGTGAAAGAAGCTGTACGAGTTCTTGAAGAAATATACGTTAATGGAGTTAAGTACAGCTTTGCAGAAAAAAATGTAACTGAATCAACTACGCTACTCACATTAGCAGATCCAGGAGGAGGCTTCTTTGCAAATCCTGCTGCTTTCCCAACTAGCCAGGTAACAGTTCCTGTAATACTATCACCATTCTTTACTGCAAGATTCGACAATTCAGACTACAACGCATTATTTAACAATGCATCTTTAGTTGCAAATACAGGTATTGTACAGAAGGTAGACTACTCCGACAATCCTTTAGTACCTATTAACCTTGCTGGACTTTTGACTAACACAGCGGAAAAGTCTGATATGCAAGAGTATGTACACAATAGTGCAGGGTACGTAAGAGGTAGGTACAAAGGGCACCAACTTAACGCTGTAGCGATAAATAAGTACACCGTAGGAGATATTTCATACGGTACAACTCCTGTCCTAGAATCAACAACTCCGTACTTCTGTATCTTTGATTTTATCTCAGGATTCTCTCCTGAGCATAATAAAGCTAATGCAATTGTAATCGGTTACATTGTTGACGAAGAAGGTAACCTTACAACTCCTGACGCTACTGTAGCATTGAACCTTCTCAAGCAAGGATTCCCGGCAAATAGTGAATTCGAAGTATCTATTAAGAACGCTAATATTGGCGGTAGCGAAGCCACACTACTAGGTAACCATTCGGTACTTAGATCTGGAACTCGTTTAGAACCGCTACTCTTCTCCTATACAGCACCAACATACTTAAACCCTGTATTTAGTACAGGCAACAAGTTAGAGTTTAGAGCAGATCCAACACTTGCTACTTATAATGCACGTGCTACTGGATCTAACCAGTCTATTACTAATCTTAACATTGAAGATGTTACTAAGGTTACATTTGGGAAAGAACTACAAGACGATGCAGGGTACTATAACCCAGGAACTTCTATCTATACATTCGGATCTGATACAGAACAGCAAGTTAAGTTTACTGCAGTCTTTACAGTATCAGGAGACGGATGGCCAAATCCATACGGCGGCGACCCCGGCTTAGCAGAAGTTCGTCTAGAAGTAGCCACAGATGGAGGTACTTTTGACCCTGCCTTTACTACGACTTTAGCAAGCAAACAATTCACATATATAAATTACATTCCAACCCCGGTAGCACTTACTGCTCCATTTAGAAACTTTAACAGTGGGGAAGCAGTAAGAACGGTAGTAGAGATTTTAGATAGAACAGCTGATTTAACTTTTATCTCAAGCATACTAACAGTGGGCAGCTATGAATCAGGCTCTACCTACATAGGAACAGGAAGTGACGGGTATTTCTTCTCAACAGGTAGCTTAAGTTCTCCTACGGTACTAACAGGAAGTACGGACCTATCCAGTAAGTACGGAAACTACTTCGAAGGAGTCTCAGGATCTGCTTCTCAAGGCTTCAACGGAGTAAACCTTCAATTTACTTTACAACGTGGGGATGAAATTAAGTTTAACAACAGCGAAACTCAAGCATATATGGTTACAGATGTATTAACACCTTCGGAAACTACGACCGGACGTTTATACGTAACATTAGATAAGACAATGAGTACTGCAGTTAATAAAGATTTCTTCGCACTGCGACGCTATGTTGATAGCAGTAACATGATACTAATGAACATAGACAGAGTCGCTGGTACTCAAAATACAGGAATACTTTACCTAAGTATCCATCACCACGTCTTAAAGCAAACTACGAAAAAATTATATCTGATTTAAAAACAAAGGGTATTTTATAAAAGACATATTTATTAGTATAAACCACTGAAACATGGCATATTTAAACAACTCGGTAGTCACAGTTGACGCTATCTTAACAAAGAAAGGTAGAGAGCTTCTAGCAAGAGGTGACGGTTCTTTCCGCATCACTCAATTCGCTCTTTCCGATGACGAAATTGATTACACTCTTTACAACACTTCACATCCATCTGGATCTTCTTACTACGGCGAGGCAATTGAAAGTATGCCACTATTAGAAGCCTTCCCTGACGAGACTCAGATCATGAAGTACAAACTTGCAACTCTCCCTAGAGGTACTGCTAGATTACCAATCTTAGATATTGGGTATTCTGCTATTACACTAAAACAAGGCGCTTCATTAGCAATCACCCCTCAGACGCTAAACTACCTAGGAGCTAATCAGACTTTTGAAACAAGCGGATATACTGCTACAATTGCTGACGCTAGAATACTCTCAACGTACAACGGAGTAGGTGTTAATACTGACGAAGCTATTAGATTGAATTCTACAACAACATTAGGTACTAACGTCTCTAAGACTGTGATCGGAACTTCAATTAACCTTACTGCAACAACAACAAATACCTTATTCGGTACTGCAACACAATTACAGACAACAATTACGGTAATTGGTAGAGACTCTGGAGCTAGATTGACTATCCCGGTAACCATCACTAAAATAAACTAATAAGATATGTCATTTAAGAGATTCGAAGCTGACGATCTAGTAGTAAGCGCTGAACCAGTATCAGCTCCAGTATGGAGTACCGGTACACCTATTTTAACAGCCTTTTACACATCATCTACTCAACCTGCATCAACATCGGGAAACTACTACCTAGATGTATACCACACAGCATCATCTGTAGACGGCGCCGCCGTTCAGCTCGCAATCGCATATGCTGACGCCGCTGGATCAGGATCAAGCCCGTACAACTCTGCTGTTGTAGGTAAGAGCTACTCTTCTACGATCTACGGTCAATATAGATCTTTAGTATTAGGAGATGAAGATTCAAGCTTTAACTTTGGTGGAACTACTGTAGATTATTTCTATGCAATTTCAATTGATAGAGATAGATTTAAAGAATCATTACTTCCAGCATCCTTTAACTTAGCATTAAGCGGAAGTGAAGGAACAATTCACCTAACAGATAATAGCGTAGACACTACAACACTGTCCTTTAACGATGCAGGTAGAGTATATCAGATTGTAAGCGGATCAAATGGCGCAGCATATAGTGGCACCGGTTATACACCAGCATCTGGATCATACGGATACTTCTTACCAGACATTGGAGTAGTGTTATTAAGCGGACTAGCATTAAGTGGTAGTGCAGCAGCAGGAGGTATTGGACTCTCTATTACAAGAGGCTCTACTACACCATCTCCAACAAATATGGCTAAGCTTTACAATGCTCTCGTACTTGGAGGCTCTTTCCAACTAAACTATAAAGAAACTGTATCTTCACAGTTTGTATTTGCTAGAGTACGCAATAGTGAGTTTAACTACTCAACTAACCCGTCATACATCACTGGATCAGGTGACCTAAGAATCTCCAACATGGTAGATGCACCTCAGACGTATATAACTACCGTGGGTATGTATAACGATAATAACGAGCTTCTCGCCGTAGCAAAACTTTCAAGACCACTATTAAAAGACTTTACTAAAGAAGCCTTAGTTAGAATCAAGCTTGACTTCTAAATGAATGAGTGCGTTTATAAAACTAAACAAACAGGATGCATACATAACATCCTATACTGCGCATAAGACTTGGATCGTTTCTAAAAGCAATCTAAGCTCTTACGGCATTACTGTTTATTCTGCACTTTCAAGCTCTGGGGACGTATACGTTAATCAGGCTACATCTACAGAAGATAGTCAGTACGCCGAACTAGTATACAAGAACCTACATCACCTATATTACTCTAGATTTACAACAGGAAGTGCAGTAAGTAGTTCATACTTTACATACGATCAAACTACTCTACATGAGAGTGCTTCTAGAGAAATCTACACAACCGCTGCCCTAATCTCTATACCAAAAGAGGTATACGGACATGCCATCAAACCAGGAAGCTTTAGCATGGCAGCAGGAGAAAACTCTGGAAGGTATGTATCTTCTAGTTTTGTATCCGGAGGGTATATTATAGAGACTGAAAGAGACGGATTTAGGTTATACGATGACGGTGAAGGAGTATTGAGAGATGCTGATAAAGCTGGCATGAAAGTAGGAGATATTATATACACTCACGGGAATGTAATTATCACAGATGAGACTACAGTTACTGAATTGCAAGACGACTACACAGTAGCATGGCAAGCTTCTCATACAGTGTATACGCATAACTACCGCTGTAAAGCTAATGAATCTCAACTAAACTACTCCCAGAACCCTTCTATTAAATCAGGAAGTAATGGGTACGTTTATGACTACGCAACCGGTAGCTACTTTCAGCCCTACATTACAACAGTAGGGTTATACAACGATGCAAATGAGCTAGTAGCTGTAGGTAAGCTAGCACAACCGGTACCTAAATCAAGGTACACAGATATGACCTTCGTAGTGAATTTTGATATTTAATATAAAAGAGCAATGGCAATCACGTTAAGATATACAGGAACTGATACAGGAGGTAAGACAAGCGAGCTTACCTATCAGGAAATGAACGACAATTTAAAGTCGTATTACTATTCTAGCTCTTTATCCGGGAGTACACTTCAAATGTATACTACTGGAAGCGTTAGCCACTCTATCGACCTCTCTTCGTTTCTAGATAATACCAACACTAATATCTACAACACAGACGGTACACTAACGGGTAACCGAACAGTTGCAGGTGATGGAAGTAGTCTAACATTTGACTTCCAAAGTTCCAACTTTACAATTCAAACCGCCGAAGAACAGAGTGTTGCTATAACCGGATTACCTCAAGCAAACTCTGCACAAATACTAGGTATCGACGGAAGCGGCAATCTTTCGTTAATGCTTACTAGTTCAATCCCAGGACAGGGTGGAACTGATACAAATTTGTACAACACTAACGGTACTCTAACCGGTACCCGTACAGTAACAGCAAGCGGAAGTAACCTTACTTTTGATTTTGGCGATGCAGACTTTACTGTACAATCCGGCGGATCATTCGGCGGACGTATAAACTTCCAAGACCTAAGAGCAGCAACTGGCAGCAGTGTTGTAATGATAAACCCTACAACAGGTGCAATATCACATTTAACAACCGGCTCCCTTACATCGATATTCTCATCAGCTCCAGGAGGCTCTGATACTCAAGTACAGTTCAACGACAGCGGCAACTTTGGAGGTGATAGCGGACTTACTTACAACAAAACATCTAATAGGTTAACCATCACTGCTCCTTCTAGTCCAACTAGAACAGCACCTAACCTACTTCTTAATAGTGAACTTGCTAACGTTACTGCTGGGGAAGTATTCGGAGTTATTGCAGCAAATAATACTACCGATCAGTATAACCCTGCTAGCTATCCTGCATCTATTCAGTTTGTTGCAGATACTAACTTTGCACCGGGTAACTACGATGCTAGAATTGGACTTTTTGTAAATAATAATGCTACAGAAACAGAAGCATTAAGATTAAAAAGCTCAGGACAAGCCAGCCTTCCACAATACGGTTCAGGTACGTTTACTGGTACAAATGCATACTACCTGGCAGTATCTGCCTCTGGTGAGGTAATTGAAACAGCTCCTCCAGGAGGATTTATAAGACCAGGCTCAGATACATCTATAACATATGATACGTACCTACAAACAGTAAATACGTACTCTGTTAACGCTGTGGGAACTAGCCCAGCTGCACCGAGCTCAAACGGAGATGTATCAATCAGATACGCAGTAAGTAATATTGGATCTAACGTAGATAGAATTGACGTATATGATTCAGACGGTACTGACCGTAGTGCTACTTTACTAAACTTAGCAATAAGTGGTTCAATTACCATCACTCAAGTAGGAGCAGGAGGACATACAGAAGTCTATAGAATTATCTCAGTTACGGATAACACCAGCTATGTTAGCTACGCCGTATCTTGGGTGAGTGGAGATGATGCAGCAATGTCAACTATAACCACAGATACATTTACATTTGACGCTGACTACGAACATACACTTAGTACAGGTTACAATAGACTGCTAGTGACAAATAACTCGAATAGCGCTACTAACCAGTTTAGAATGGCACCACCAGCTGGAGCATCTGCCGGAGACGAAGTTATAGTTGAATTAAAAATCAATACTAGTAGTGTAAACGTAAGACCTACATACTACGTCAGAAACGGAACTCCATCCTTTATGATCGTAAACAGAGTTTCAGCAATGGGCAGCGGCACACTAACAGCTATGGAATTAGATACTAACGACATTGCTATTATGAGATTCCAAGTTAACGATATTGGCTCGATAGAAGGACTAATGTTACTTGGAGCAGTTCAAATGGTGAACGCTTAAAATATTGAATTATGACACAACCTACCTGGGAATATAAAGGTAGGCTTATAACCGAGATCTCAGACATGCCTGAAGGTACGTTTGGTTTCATTTATAAGATTACTCATATTCCATCTAACAAAAAATATATCGGTAAAAAGGTACTCTATAATAATAGAAAGAAGCCTTTGACTAAAGCCGAGATTGCTGAGCAGACCGGACCTGGTCGTAAGCCAACTCATAAGATTGTTACAACTGAGAGTGATTGGAAGAAATATTGGGGTTCCAATAAAGAATTCCAAAAACTTACAAAGATATATCCAGCTACCGAATTCTCAAAAGAAATTATTGAATTTGCACCAGGAAAGAAACTCCTTACCTATTACGAATGTAAGTACTTATTTTCAATGGGAGTCTTAGAAGACCCTGCTATGTACTTCAACGACAACATTCTAGGTAAGTTTTACACAAAGGACTTTTTAGTTGGAGATAAGAAATAATATTCGTATATTAGTATATTAACTAGTTATACTCTATATGGAGAATACTCTACTGCTCAATGCAATAGAAGGCGTTTTAGGTAAGTCACATAAGCGAGCAAGAGACAATCATGCGTTTCATTGCCCGTTCTGTAATCACCGTAAGCCTAAGCTTGAGATCAAGATGGTTCCTGATGAGAAGGGTCACAATCCTTGGGAGTGCTGGGTATGCAATACACGTGGACGTACTGTAAAGTCTCTACTCCGACAGATGAATATCGGTAAAGAAGAAGCTATCGAAGTTCTTAAGTACGTTAGAAAAGGAGAAAAGATTACCTACCACGATCTTGAAGTAGTAGAGCTTCCTAAAGAATTCCAACCACTCTCCTCAGCCTCAACAACTTCGGTGATCGCTAATAAGATCCGCAATTACCTATCTAAAAGAGGTATGACTGAGAATGACTATATTAAATATAATATCGGCTACTGCCTTACAGGAGACTATGCCGGCCGTATTATTATTCCATCTTACGATGAGAGTAACCGATTAAACTTCTTTGTAGGTAGAACGTTCGAAAATGCTTTTATGAAGTATAAGAACCCTTCTGCTTCTAAAGATGTTATCGTATTTGAAAACATGATTAACTGGGATCAGCCTATTGTACTAGTCGAAGGAGTCTTTGACGCAATGGCTGTTAAACGTAATGCCGTTCCGATCTTAGGTAAAACCTTACCTAAGAGTTTAATGCAGAAATTAGTTTCTAACAAGGTCGAAGACATTTATGTAGCGTTAGATAGGGATGCACTAAAAAGTGCGCTAAGTTATTGTGAGCAATTTCTATCCCTAGGTAAACGTGTATTCTTAGTCGACATGTTAGATAAAGATCCCTCAGAGATGGGTTTTTCTAGTTTCACTCATCACGTACAACAGGCACAGGAGCTAACCTTCAGCGACTTACTGCGCCATAAACTACAGCTAGTATGATTTACAAAGGTGCTAACGTTCTCTATGAACATAAGAGAAAAAACTTAATGTTCGACGGAGAATTAGAACAGATTACTTTCTTAGACAGACGAGTCTATAAAAAAGAAGAAGGAGTTTATTACCCATCTGTTACGACAGTTCTCCAGTATATGCCTAAGAATAAGTTTTTTGATAATTGGCTAAAAGACGTAGGTCATAATGCAGATCTTATTATGCGCAAAGCTGCTGAAGAAGGTACAGCAGTGCATAATGCAGTTGAAGATTTAATTAAGGGAGAAGAAATTACCTGGATGGATGAATTTGGTAATGCTAAGTATAATCTTAGAGTTTGGCAGATGATTTTAAAGGCAGCCGATTTCTTTACCACACATAAACCAGAAGTCATTGCAACAGAAGAATTTACATTTTCTGACAAACATCAGTATGCAGGTACTGCAGACTTGATTGTTAAGATGAATGGACAGATTTGGCTCTTAGACGTTAAAACCTCCAACAACCTACACCGTTCATATGACCTTCAGTTAGCAGCTTACGCTAAAGCCTGGGAAGAGATGTTTGGTCAGAAGATCGAAAGAACCGGCATCTTATGGTTAAAGTCCAGTAAGCGTAGTGCTTCTAAGAAAGACGGAGTATACCAGGGGAATGGATGGGAGATTAAAGAAGCTCACAACATCGATGATAACTTCGAACTCTTCAAGACTATCTATAGCTTATACAAACTTGATAACCCTACTACGGAACCTATTTATAATAGTTACCCAACTCGTATCAAGCTATGAAATTAATGGAAGCTCTTTTATCTGAAGCAAAAGCCCGACCAAAGGCGTTGATTATGGCCGGCGGTGCTGGTACCGGAAAAACTCATATGGTCAATACTCTAAAGAGAGCTGGTGCTATTCCTGAGGATATTACGATCTTTAATCCTGATCAGTATGTAGAGGATAAAAAGAGTCCTGCATACAGTAATCTGTCTATGGCTTCGTCTATGACCGATAAAGCAGCTTCTGACCATGCTTACGAAGGTGAACCATTTGTATGGGATACAACAGCTAACAACCCAGACAAGACTGTAAACGATATCAGAGCAAAAGGTTACGATGTGATGATGATTATGATGATCACTCACCCGGCCATCTCTCTTCTTAAGAATTTTGAAAGAGAACGTAATATTCCTAAGATTGCAGTATTTGATACTTGGATGAGAAGCTTTGAATTAATTGGCTATTATAGCAAACTTTTAAAGGATAATTTCGTCATCGTACCTAATATGATGGGAGGCTCTTATGATGCTGAGGTTCGTAAGTTTAATCATGCTGCCAAGAGAGGTGGTGAAGGTATTTTAGAGTATATTGATTCTCTAGGAGAACTGAAATCATCGTTTAGAAAGCCTTTTGAGATTGAAGATGAAGCTGCCTTAGCTGCCTACGAAGAACTAGTAAAACCTCTTCGATTAGACGATAGCGACGAAGATATGACTAAGAATCTTAAGAAGCACTTTATGGCTACTTGGGAGAAGAAAGGTCAAGGCCCTACGTTTGACTCAATGAAAAAGAAGGTTGCCTCCATTGAACGCAATAGAGACTCAGCTGAGAAGAAATACAAGGAGGTACTTGATAGAATTGCTAAAGTTATCAATAGCGATCAATACGACTTAGTAACTAAAGGTACAACAGACGCTCAAGTAATTTCCAAAACTAAGAAGTTCTTTGCATGAAAGTAGCAGTATTTGGAGGAGGATTTAAACCACCAACCGCAGGACATTTTCTAGTAGTTGAAACAGCTACCAACCAAGTTCCTGATGCGGACAAATACATTGTATTCGTAGGTAAAGAAGTAAGAGATGGTATTGATCAAGATACTTCTTATGAAGTTTGGAAAATATTTCAAAAGTACCTCCCGGGTAATGTTGAGATTGTAAAAGCATCTAAACCACCTATCGGAGAGATTTACTCATATGCTTCAAACAACCCAGACGACCAAGTAGTTTGGATTTTAGGAGCTAGAGAAGGTAGAGAAGACGATCTAGGAGATATTCAAGACCGTACTTCATACTTCAGAAAGAATCAAGCAAAATACCCAAATTTAGAGGTTAAGGTTGTTCAAACTCCTGACGGCGGCATGAGCGGTACAAACGCTCGTAAGGCTCTTTTAGCAGGAGATAAAGAAGAATTTTTTAAGTATCTTCCTGCGGTAGTTAAGCAGAAAGATCATATATTTGATATTCTATCTAAAGCGATGAATAACACACCAGAAAAGAAAATGGCTGATGCCATCGATGAAGTATTTGCAAACTTCTTTTATACTGAAGAGGATAAAGAGTGGATGAACGCTCCAATGGGACCTATTAAAGAAGTCACAAAAGGCTCTCCGGCAGCACCAATTGCTGTACTCCCATCTAAAGAGAGACAGCGCCTGCAGGACTACACTGAACTAATCCGTAACGTTATATCTTCGGACTTTAATGTAGAGTTTAGAGGAGATCACATCTCAGTATCTCTACCTTACTTTGATAAAGAAAAAGACGGACGTAACTACGACGGAACTCCGAATCAAAGACTCCTCCCAGAAGAGACTATAGGTCAGTTTGAATTTGCTCCTCATATCGCTTCTATCTTAGAATACTGTATGGAGCAAGGCATGACAGTAGTACCTATCCCTGATATTAAAATCAGACATGACGAAGAAAATGCTGCGAACCTCTTTGGTAAGACAGGATATTATCAGCCCGATACGCAAGAGATTGTCCTTTATGTAACAGGTCGTCACCCTAAAGATGTTCTACGCTCCTTCTGTCATGAGCTCATTCATCACCAGCAAAACCTAGAAGATCGCTTACCAGTCTTCACCACTCAGAATACTGAAGAAGATGACGTATTAAGAGAGATTGAACAGGAAGCCCACATGGGCGGAAGCATGCTATTCCGTCAATGGGAAGACAGATGTAAGATGTCTGAAGCTAATAATCCTCAAGACGGCAAAGCTGCTCCTTACGGTTCAGGCTACAACCCGGTTAAAGAAGGTACTAAGTACCGCTCTATAGTAGTTGATATCAGAAAGGCAGTAAATGCTGCTCTCAACACACTTTTATCAGGAGGTAAATTTAAAGGTTATAACGTAAAAACCAAAAGAGAGCCTTCAGAAAAAGATAGAGAGTTTGCTGAAAAGTATGGAATGTCTCCTCTAGGAGCTATGCTCTATAACGAATATCAAACTGCATACTTAGGTACATTTGAAAGTAAAAGCGAGAAAGGTACACCAACTACGGTAGGAGTATCTCTTAAGTTTG